CCGCGTCAGGCGAGGCCAATCCGCGTGCCTTCATGTCCTTTTTCGACTCCAAAAAGATAGTCCCTTTGGAGTCGGGCTTCATCATAGGCGAAATTAGATCAGTTTTGAGGAATCTGTCAAGCGGAATCGAGGCAGTTTTTAGCCAATCTTTCATCTTGCCCCACATTTCAGCCCTTTTGTTGCCGTACATGATGGGATTCGTGGACTTATTACCAAAATTGATGCCCTTGACCTTGTACCTTTGCTCTTTCAAACGGTCAACAATACCCGCCCCCAAACCGCCTTCGTCGATCACGACCAATGCTGGCTTGTATTCCTCAATTGCCTCGATCACATGACCCACGACAGTCATGGTGTCGTCGCCTCGATGCCGCTGAATAGCAATAATGTCGCGCCCTTGGCGCACGGCAATGACTGTTGCATCCGCGCCAAAGCGGGCTGGGTCTACGCCGATCACAATGGGGGCGCTGGCGTCCTGATATTTGGGTCGCTTCATTGCCTCATCTACCAGACTGGCCGATATGAACTGATCGTCGCCCTCAGACGGAAATTGACCATAGACCTCGACGTGCGCTTGGCTAGAATCAGCACCATATTCGTCGATGATCTGCTGGTAGACCTGCTTGTCCGTCCCCTCGACTGTGCGGGCGTCTACTACTTTTGTAGTCCAGAACTCCCGTTTGCTGTTAAACGCTTCGTAGAAGTACCCAGTGTTGCGCCGGGGGTTACTGAACGCCATCCAGAAACGGTTAGGCGTGTTCTCTGTAAAGAATCCGCTTGTCACCGCCCAGATGCTGTCGTCAATACCAGACGCCTCGTCGAACACCACTAGCACACCATCAAAGTTGTGAACACCAGCATAAGCATCAGGATTCTCCGCTGACCACAGCCGTCCCTCGACGCCCCAGTAGCGTGTGCCTTTCTTAAGATCACGCTCGACCAGTTCCGTGAGCCACTTGGCAGGCATCAGCCGTGTGGCTGACACCTCGAACCAGTGACTGTTAAGCGCCATTGCCAACCACTTGGTAATCTCGGCCCATGTGACCGAGCGTAGCTGAGACTCACTGTTGGCTGAGATAATGGTCGTCGAGCCGATGCGGGTTGAGAGCATCCAGATCGTGATCCATGAGACTAGGGCCGACTTACCAATACCACGGCCAGAACTGACCGCATGTCTTAAGGTGTTGAAGTCTAGTCGGCCTTGGTTGTCTTTGATGTGGTCGGCGATGGTTTGGAGGACTTCACGCTGCCATTTGCGTGGGCCTTTGAAATGCTCCAGTGGCGTGCCAGGCTGACCCCACGGAAACGCGAACATGACGAACGCCAAGGGGTTGTCCTTGATCGCTGGCGCCCATAGACGCGCCATGAGTTCCTGTTCGTCTTCAGCGCTGTATATGGTCGATTGCATGTTGTACCGATGGTTCAATAATCTGGGCGTCCTCTACATCTAGCACGTTTAACGCACGCTTCTGTGCTTCGGCCAACGCGCCAGTGATTGATATGCGCTGATCCACTTCGACAGATATGGCCTGCTTGGCCACCCAGCCGTGTTGATGTTTAAGGATTTCTAACGCTGCCTTAGCGTCGCCGTTGAGCGCGGCTTGGTGCATGACTTTGGACAGTTCGATCTCGCCATCCGCTTTGCCCTTCTGCGCGGCGAGTTCCACCACGGGGTCAAGTTGCGTGAGTTGTCTGTATTCAATAGGCAGCATGCCTGCGGCGAGCGCTAAGGCGTCGCCCTTGAGGCCCAGCTTGGCCGCGTCATATACCGCCTTCAAGCGCGATTCTGTCGCTTCGACCTTGCGCGGTGTAAATGGAATCGAATGGAACATGTGTTCTCCATGCAGTTTGCACGTGGTGCGAGTTTACAACAAAAAATAAAAATCAAAAAATTTAAAGCTGTTTGCAAATTTCTGTAAGAAAAAAAATTGTTCGTGAACGCTACGTTTTTGCTGGCCCTTTGCGCTCGGCCCTACCCCCTCCCCCTTGGCCGCATGCAACATGCCGTTAGGGTTTACCCTGTGGGTCACGTGGTCATTGTGGGCACGTTGCTGCCGTCGCATGTGCCCGCATGGTTTGCATGGCCGCATGGTTTGTGAGTCATTGTGGGTCATTCCCTTTTTATGACTCACGTTGACCCACAGTCATGACACGCGGAAAAGGCGCGAACTTTGTGCGCGCGGTTTGTGGGTCATGTGAGTCATTGTGGCGGGGTACTTTCAGTCGCGCTGGCTCGACGGCGTATTGCGACTTAACATAACACAGACATATTTTTATAGATGAAGATATTGATAACTCACATTAACACACAAACGGATTTTTTCTATATGCAACAAGCATTTACCCGTGAGTCATTGAGGCACGCAAAAACCGCACACACGCCGCACACATTCGCACACATCATGCAAATTTTGCATAACGTCACTTTTTTGCAAACATGCGTTGATAAATGCAAAGAAATCCTTTACACTGTGTTACCGCATCGAAAAACACGCGGTAAAACCTAAAGTAAAGGAAACATCATGAAAAGTACACGCGCTGAATACCTTAATTTTTTTACTAATTGGTTGCATTACCAATTCCCGCGTAACGCCGATATTGTGCGTAACACGCTAATTATTCGCGAAGTGCAAAAGATCGTTGACAGTGACAGTGAAGCTGCTTATTGGGGTGACCGCGATTGTTGGACGATGCACGATCTTGCCAATAAGCAAATTCAAGCTCGCGCTATTGAGGGGGTGACAGTATGACTTTTAAAGTAGTTGAAAAACAAAACCCGCTAGCGGTTCACGTTATTTGCGACACCCGCGAACGCGCCCAGTTTTGGATTGACACCAGGGCGCCGGAATACGCCGCGAAAAACTATTTCATGGATAAAACATTAACCGCCGATAGCTTCACCATTAAGGAAACAAAATGAACTACTTCAACGCCGGTCACCCAAAGGGCACTATTTGCGTTTTACGTCAATGCGGCGGCACATGGCACGCATTGGCCTTACCCGTTACCGCATGGCGCGAATATAACGGCGCGTTTTCAATCTGGAGGGCTTAAGCCATGAAACAAACAATTTATGACATTGCAGCCGCCGTAGTTATCGGCCTTTTATTAACCGTGGGCGCGTTGGCCTACTTTGACATCTTGACTAAATAAGGAGCGCAGCATGACTGATCTATTCGAAAATTTCCAAGGCGCTGACATTGACCGCCTGACCGACTGTTTGCAAGCCATCCGCAAGGCGGGCTTGAAAGTTGACCGGCACACTATGGCGGGTGTCAATCAAAACTCAGGCAATGTCTGGGTGTGGTCTGAGGATTGGGCGGGGGCTGTGGCTTGCTCTATTGGCTTTGATGTGTTCTGGGTGTACTCATGCCCTGAATGTGGCGAGGAGTGGGAGTTTAAAGAGTATGCCATGATGGAGCAATACGCTTCACAGTTTGATGGTCAATGCGGGCAATGTGAGGAGGTGACAGCGTGCGAGTCTTAATTGCTTGCGAATATTCCGGCACGGTCAGGGATGCTTTTATCAGGGCTGGGCATTACGCCGCGTCATGCGACATCTTGCCTAGTGAGTCGCCGCTGGGCGATCACTATCAATGCAACGTCATGGACATAATAGATCACGGCTGGGATTTAATGATCGCTCACCCGCCATGTACTTACATGTCAAACGCGGGCGCGTGCCGGATGTACCCTCAAAAGGGGGTTGTTGACCCTGAGAGGCTTGCAAAAGCAATAGAGGCCAAAAAATTCTTTATGGCCTTACTTGACGCGCCCATTCCGCGCATATGTGTGGAAAACCCAAAGCCGCTAAACATTGTGGGCTTGCCTACGGAGACGCAAACAATCCAGCCGTGGATGTTTGGCGAGCCGTACACCAAAAAAACTCTGTTATGGCTCAAAGGCTTACCGCCGCTTGTGCCGTCTGACATTGTGACTGAGGGCATTGTTCCTTTTTGTCCATCTGGCACAAGTCGCAAATTAGGCGGCAAAACGCTGGGCGCAGCCAAACGCGGCGATGACGCGAAAAACCGAAGTAAATTTTTTAAAGGCATGGCAAACGCTATGGCAAACCAATGGAGCAACTTATGACACCTCACGAAATAATCCACAAAGAGACTGGGCGCGTTGTTGGCACTTATGCCACTTACGAAGCCGCTTACGCCGCCTATGAAAAACTGGGCACAGGCAACGATGGCATGACTGACCACGCCATTGGCCCCGTCATGATTTATGACGAAACCTCACGCACTTATGTACAAAAGGAGACGCTATGAAAACGTTTGAAGTTTGTTTTAAATACGAAACATGGGCAAATTACACCGTAGAAGCTCAAGATCAAACCGAGGCCGAGAATATCGCCCTTGGCATGCTCCAGCGCGATGAGGGCGACTATTTGCACACGGGCGAATGGACAGACACCACAGTGGAGGAAATATGAACCCAAAACAATTCAAGCAGCCGATTGACCTAATCGCCGGAGATCAGCCCAACACGTGCCCATTTGACGGGGCGCGAACCGACCTTTTAGAAGCCCGCGACGAATTCACCATTGAACGGTGCATTTTGTGCGACCGCCTTTTTAACTTTTGGAGTGATGACGATGGCCTATGAAGTGCAAACCCTGACATATCCCGATATGTGGGAGAACACATGGTCAAACTCATTAGATGACACGCCCGTACAGTTTGACACCTACGAAGCGGCGGAGGCAGAACTGGCAGATCATTTGCGCGAGATGGCCTACGCGGTAGAGCAAGGTTATTTAGAAGACTACAACCCCTCAGATTATAGGATTAAAAAAGTATGACTGACCTTGTAACTTGCCCGCACTGCGGCGAAGTTTCCGACATCGGCGGCTTAGTTGGCCCTGACACCAACGACTGCCCGCGATGTGGTAAAGCCGTATTGACACCCAAAATAATTTACAACCGCACCCGCGTGACTTATCACCACGGAAACGCGTTTGAAGCTGCCGGAATAGACGTCGAACCGTTTGCGGTGTTCACTTATGACGGCACGGTTGACCGCGCCTTAATTGACAAAATAGGCGCGCTTATCCGCGAACACGTCAACACTGAACACGGTGACTTTTGCAACATTAAATTATCAACCGAAGATTGGGACGTATAACATGATCACTTTTGAACACCACGGCATAACCGTAAAATGCAAGCCTGAAAACGCCGCCGCGTATCGCGCAGCAATGGACAAGCCGCCCAAGATCAAAATTAAAGTTGATCGCCGGTTTGACTGTATGCGGAGGCATTACCCTAAGTTTTACGCGGGGTTGACGACAACGGCGGATTATGTGCGCGAATATGCAAGCATCAACGACCACCAACACTTGATTGCTTTGGAGTACACGCACGCCGACCGGCTCGCGCCCATGCTAGACGCTACCGCGCCGGAAGTGCTAGAGGAACTCGACCCCGATTGGACGCCGCCACCGCCCAAGGCGCGCAAAATCACGCCCAGACAAGCCATTATTCAAGCCCTTGACGCGCTCAAGGCAGGTGATATCGACACGGCGCAGTGCATCTTATCGGAGGCACTGAAATGAACCCAGTTATTGCCGAAGCCCTTGCACCGTTCAGGCCGTTGACGTACACCGAGCATTATTACATTGACCTAGGCTACCGGCACGAACTAGGCAAGGCCGAGGAATACGAATACAAACAAGCGCATGCCGAGGGGCCGGAAGCCCGCCGCCTTATGAATCGGGGTGCATTGGAGGCCATGTCACGATGGTGCTACTAATCGCGGTTATACTGGCGGCGTTACTTGCCATTCTCCTTGACTTGTAACAGTTGCCACACCTCACAAGCCCCTTCACAGGGGCTTTTTTTTATTTGACTAATTTCATCAAAGGCGACTTGCCGTCAGGCTCGCAAGCGTCCCTTAGTTCTGACTTGCTGCGGTTGACCATATCAGGGGCGCAGAAAACGTGCTTTTTAGTCGTATGCGCCCGCGACTTGAGCAGACCCATATCAACCCAGCCCGCCTCACGGAACGCATGCAACAAGGCCGCCACGGGCAATTTCATACCCGCAGGGGCTACGCCCGTCAGACGGTCGCACGTTGACTGCCACGGGCCGCCCAGCACACCAGACGCAAACTCACCCAGCCGCGCGCGCATCATTTCAACGAGGAACGACTCAGCACCACTCATGCCCGTCTCGACCATGATGGCTTTGGCCTCAGTCATCGGAGGGGCAGCACCCGCGTTAAAGGCCGACACGTCACGGGACGCAAGCCAAGCCGCCACGGATGCAAACCCGCCCGACTTGTACCACGCCCACATACGGGCGGCGGCGTCAGATTCCATACAAAGAGCGTCAGACCACAAAACAAACCAGCGGCGGTCATTAGAGGGGATGGTGATCGCCATGCGCTCATTCGAGAACGCGACCACTTGCAAACGGTTGACGGCCTCATACGGTGCTAGACCCTTGCGCTGAATGGATAAGAACTCAGGGGGCGCGGCGATCACGGGCTTCAAACTGTTCTCAAGGGCGCGGCGGTCAGACGCTTCGGGCTGGCGCAGCTCGTTGATGATGAGCACCTCACATTCGAGGTGATAACCCCAAGGGGTTGACAAGTCTTTGTTATCGAGCTTTTTGACGTTGGCAAGCGAGTCACCGCCGACCGCCCAAAAGAACGGTGCCCACATGGTGTCCTTGCCTGAGCCGGGGTGACCGCCATGCAGAACGGCGTGATTGACTTTGATGTTGGGGTTTTGCACTTTGAAGGCCATCACGTTCAGGACGTGCTCGCGCTCAATGCTGTCAGGAATCATGCGCTCAACGTGGTCAAGCCACGGCGTAGGGTCAACACCCGCAGCCACGGGCGGGCGGGCATCGCGCCATCGGTTGCCGTACACCAGACCCTCACGGGCGCAAAGAATCGTCTCGCCGGGGGCGTAGGTCACGCCCACCAGTGTTTTTGCGCCCTTGGCCTGACGGTTCTCATCAAAGCAGACAGACGCCTCAATCTTGCGCTGATTGTGGATTGACTTGCATGAGATGTGACGGAACAAAGCATTAAAAGTACCGCGCCCGATCTCGCGGCGGTCATTCATGTCGAAGTATGCGTCATCGTCTTGAATGTAGGCGAAGCGCTCCCACCAGCCCTCTTTCTCAATGCGGCCTAGTTCCTTGCGCTCGACCTCGGCAACGATGGCCGCGCCAGCATCGGGGAAAGCCTCAGTCGGGTTCAGTTTAGAGAGAGCCTGATCCATCGCCATCGTCAGCAGTTCCTCGCGCAGACCTGGAGCATGTTTGGGGCCGCCTTGATCGGCCACCCATTTCAAAAACGCATTGGAGTCAAAGTCAATACAGTGGCTATGCAGGCAGCGATAAGCGCGGTTTGCAGGCATGTAACGGCCTTCAGGGTTGCCGTCAGTGTGTTCTGCGTTATTAGGGCAGATCACGCCAGCCCAGCCCTCATGATTAGGTTTAGACAACAACACGCCGTGGCCAGACAGCCACGCCATCACATCGTCTGCGCCATCATCTGACAAACGGATTGGACGCACGCCAACAGAGTCAGCAGGCGCGGGGGTTACATTCAAGGCTTTGCAAATTTGCTCAAGTGTGAAGTCACGTTCAGGGTGGAACTCAACGAGCTTAGACGCAAAGTTGTTGCGGTCGGGCTTCAGGTTGATCGAGTCAGGCAGGCGGAAGTTACGCACGGCGTTGATCGCGCCCTTGTCGGTGTAGCCTGCGTCAGCGATGGCTTTGATGGCGGCTGCAAAGTCGGCCTTTGTAGGCTGTTCTGAGAAGGCGTAGCCCCATTGGAACGAACCCTCAGACGTCTCCATCTTCCAAGTTGGCTCAAGTGGCGGGATGTCTGCCTTGGTGCCCACATCGTCCAAGACCATCACCAACACATACTCGCAGTTGGCGGCAGACGCAGACACATGACCATCTTTGAAGCGGTCGATGATGAAAGAGGCGGTGTTGCCGTAGATCGCCCAGTCCTTTTTGATCTGTGCGGTGGGGAGCATTGCAGGCCATGTGCATTTAATCGCGCCATCCGCATGAAACTGCATCTGCCCGTCTTTGAGTTGGGGCTTTTGACGCACGATCAGCGCAGTCTCACCCTTTGGGGCTAAAGAAATTAAAAAATCAAGAAAGTTCATTTGCCATACCTTTTCATAGTTTCAACTTCAGCGGCCAAGGGCAGGCCATCTGCCCATGCTGGCGC